ACTTACAACTAATAAAATCAAGAATATCAGGATGATTGATCGCCATGACTGCCATATTTGCACCATCTCTCTTTCCTCCTTGCGTAATCATAGATGAAACTCTACTAAGAGTCTTTAAAACTTCTATGGGGCCACAAGCAATACCATGAGTTGTTTGAATCCTATCCCCACGAGGTCTTATATTTGACAGAGCAAATCCTGTTCCTCCCCCAAATTTTTGTACCATTGCTGTATCTGTAGCGGCTTTCATTATACCAGTCATAGAATCCTCTAATGGTAAAACAAAACATGCCGACAATGTTCCTTGTTCAGTTCCTGCATTCATTAAAGTAGGTGAATTAGGAAGAAATTCTAGAGTACTCATAATACCATAAAATTCTTTTTCCCATAATTCAGCTTCAATTGGTAATGTAAGATACTTTAACTCTACAGCAGCAATAGCTTTTGCTACCCTTTTAAATAGGGCATCTGCATCTTCTATAACATCATTGTTATTATCCTTTAAAAAATAGCGATGTTTTAACACCACTTCTGCCTGTTCAGACAAATTTAAAGTTTTAACCTCTTTATGCTCAATCGTAATTGTCATGTGTGTACCTCTCCCTCTATAATTAAATTTTTCTTCTATATCCACAATATAAACACAACATTCTTTCTGGAACCCAAAATTCTCTGGTACACACTACTTCATCACAGTGAAGATTTGGAGCTTCAACATCAACCTCTTCCTCATCTGAACCCCAGACCAACTTAAATGTAGGTGTCTTAGCTTCTTCAAAATCTTCTTGTAAAGATGGTGTTCTATTATTCTTATCAGAAATAGATACATTCATAACTCTTTTATTATTAGGCTCTGTATCAGGAGCTATCGCTTCTTGCCAGTCTGTTAAACTACCCAATGATGTAAATCTTCCCTGATTAAATTCATATGCAGCCTGAAGAGCCATGGCAATTGAGAAAAAAGCATCTCCATGTCCCAATGGAGTCTCTGGAGCTTTTAATTCATTATTTACAGATAGAATCTGTTGTCTTTGTCGTTCATCTCTAATTAAGCGTAAACTATCTGAATGGACATATTTTTCAAAGACATGAGCCATAGTATTTTTAGATTTAGTAGTAAAGTGCATTGGATACCATGCTCTATCTAATCCTCTGTCTTCCAATTCACCTCGTGTATTATCAATATATCCTTTAGTAATCTTAAAATTCTTAGCTACTTCATTCAAATATTCTATTTGATCCGAAAATGACCACCCATCTAACCACGATTGATGTATTTGCTCAAATTTTGAGCCTACCTGTTTAAAAATAACTAGATGAGATGGATGTCTTTTCTTCCCTACATCAAATCCAGCAAAAATATCTTCATTCCCATCAGGTTCATAAGTCTTTGTAACAGGAAAATTTCTTAATGTGGAATCTTCACATTTTTCTATGTCTTCGTTTTCAAAATAAGACTCTGTTGAAAAGTGTGGTATTAACATAAACTCAGAAGCGAATGACTTTGGTCTAGCAGTTTGCTGCTGTAATAACCATTCCTCATTATATAGTTCTGGCATTAACACTCTTCGATTTGGTGCTGGATTAAGAGCAGGAAGAACTCTACTTATAAATCTATCATCACTTTGTAATTTTGTTAGTAGATCACCGGGCATCATAGGAGTTCCAAGTACTATAACTGGCACCCCCTTTAATGGAATAAACAAACTTTCTGTTAAAAAATGATCCTCTACCTTTGTAAGTTGTGCAGGATTCAATGGATTCTCTGGATCACGCAATACGTCATCTGCAATTAAAGCTCCATTAACATGCATTCCTCTTTTAAAGGAGAATAACCCTCCATGCATAATCTCTACAGGTTTATTATTAACAGTTGCCCGAAAAGCGAAATCTGCTCTAGGATTTTTACTCGCAAACAAATCTTTTAATATGTGATTTCTTGCAATTGTCTTATTAATTTCATTGATATGGTATTTAGCCATACCGTCAGAATAGGACAAATAGAGAATTGAACAGTCTCTATTAGCTCTCAACAATTGCCATATACTAAAAGCATGTCCTAAGACAGTAGACTTAAAATGATATCTAGGTAATACAGCTACATAATTCTTACCTTCCTGTAAACAGCGTTCAATATCTTCAGCTATCACACCTATATGCCACGCTTTAAAATATTCAGGATGATCAAACCCTTGAGACCACACATCTCTAAGAAATTCCCAAAAACTGCCTACTTGAAGATTCTGATGAGATTGTAAGCCTTGAGCTAAAACATCAAAAGCTTTTGAAAATGTTGTTATTTCGCCTTTAGTCGCCATCAGATGACCTACTTTGCATCAAGCCTTTTAATTTCAGGGAAATTCTTTTAAGCATCTCTTGATCTGTAATTTCTTCCACTAATACCCCTAAGATATCTTGAACAAATTGAAGGTTAATTAATCCCTCCATAACTTTTCGTTCTCCTTGAACACCTAAATCTACTGCTTTAGCAGCATCAAAAGCTCTAGTATAATTTAATCCATCTAACTCATGTTCAGCTTTATGGCGCATACGTTCATACGTATCTAAATGTTCGTCTTGAATACGAGCAAATCTAGTACTTTCTTTTTCTTTAACTGAAACTAAGGCTTCAGTTCTAGCTTCTGCCTTAGTCTCTTTCCAATCTAATGATCTAGCCCATGCATATATAGTAGAAGGAGTTACCTTAATCTTATATGTTTTAGAGACAGCCGCAGCTATATCTTTAGCTGGTTGATCTCCTTTTAAATACATCTCCATAGCACTTAATCTTACTTTTTCTGGGAAACGCTTAGGCATATCTTATCCTCCATATATACTATTAGAATCTAATCCACCGAAACCAGCGTCAGATACATGTTGACTATCAATGTTTCCACCCCAAGGTGAGCCATCTGGTTGTAACAACTTACTAAAATCAATATGTCCAGTTTTTGTTGTTGCTGCTACAAAACAAGAAGGAACCTTGACATCACTTTTAGCATTTGTAACTATCTGATAATTAATTGCAATTTCATCTCTTGTACAAATACCTGACCAAATAGCTTCTTGTTCAGCTAGAGGTTCATAGATAGGATTCTTTAGAATTGTTCCTGATGTTCTCTGTAATCCCTGAACTTCTTGGTTATATTTGCACTGGAAAAACTTACACCAGACCACAACCCCTAAAGCTTCTTTCACATCTTCGAGAGTAGGGAGTTCTTCTGGAAATTTATCTTCGTAATCCCTCTTTGGTTTTTCCCCCTTTTCCATAAAATAAAATTTTCGATTATTACCACCGACTTTTTGTAATCCACCAATCATGCTAATTATTCCTCCTTTTCTTCCATAACGCTATACAAGCTGCATCTGCAAAATCTTGTTCCTGAAATATATCTCCCCATTTATCTATAGCAAAATTTTTAATTTCTATTTTTGAGGCGTTTCCTTTTCCTATAATATCTCTCTTCCATTTAGTATTATCTACAAATTCACATTCTATACCATTAACATGACAAGCAAAACGAGCTAATCCTGCTACTGATGCTATAGCAATTGTTGCTTTTGGATTCTGTATATAAATAGCTGCTTCAACAGCAGCTTGAACTGGAGCGATTTCATTGAGTATTACTTTTATTTTACTAAGAGAAGTCCAAAAATCTACTCCAAATTCAATGAATCTTTCTTCAAAATTCTTCTTTTTACTGTTCCATTTACATTGAGTTATAAGACGTTCGTTTTGATCGACCCATACGCTATGAATTGCTTTACTTGAACAATCAATTCCCATATAAAGAACTGTAGATGGATAAACTGTACTAGTATTTATTATTATCTGTTGTTCCATATGTTCTCAAAGTTACTATTCTCGATACAGCATCATATGCTGCTTTATAAGCACTAAGTAAACCAGCTACTCTAGTATGAACAATTTCTTGCTCAATCACTTCTCGTCTAAGTTCTCTAAGCTGTTCAAATTTAGACATGGCTGCACCTCGTACTTCTTCACGAGTTAGCTTCTTCTTCCCCTCCTCTTCTCGTTCTTCAGCTAATCGAAATATTGCAGTAGCAAATCCTTCATCAAAGGCTGCTTCTAAAGCGTTCTTCTTAGAGGATACATCAGCTAATTGTGTTTCTAAATAAGCTTTATATCCTCCATAGGCTGTTAAATAATCTTCCAATTTTCTATTATCTTCATTCATTAAATTAGAAAAATTAAGTTCATATTCTTGAGTTATATCTTTACCAAATATAGGTATGGATAACTCATCTAACTGTCTCTGTGCTTTACCTAATGCTTTCATAGGTGTCCATTGTGTATCCTTAACTTCCATCATTTAATCCCCCTACATGCACAATAAAACTCTCCAGTACATATTACAGGCATTTCAACCATATTCTGAATTCGTATACATCGTTCTATAATACTGTTCCATATATTCTCGTCTTTCTTCACCGTAAAAGCTTTTAATATCTGATCATTTTTATTTTCATACATAACGACTCCTTGAGCTATTCCTGATATATTTAAATAAATCTGTAACTGAATAGTATGTTCTGGTTTAGGTGCTTCAATCAAAGCGTCAAAACCTTTTTGATTAATAGATTTTAATTCTAGTATAATACGTCCATGCTCTTCATGTTTAAGTAAAAAGTCATATCGACCTGAGATTGGAGGATTTACTAGCTTAAGTGATTGCTCTTCTGCTACAAATAATCCTGTCCTTGTAAAATATTTTTTCATTCTATCTTCTAAGCTATTCCCAGTATCGAATATTCTAGCTGTTTTAGCATTAATAGCTTGATCTGGAAGACTACCATTATAAGCTAAATACAAATATCTATCACACATATTCCCTAGCATAGATGGGTAGAAAACATCTTTAATTGTCCACTTTTTTGTATACTTTAGATTACTATCTAAATGATTTAGTAACCACTTATCTTGATTCTTCACTCTAGCTTTTCTAGGCTTCTTTTCTTTTACCGATTTTCGGCTAAGTTGTTTAATTCCTGCCATAATGTCTCCTTAATTTCATCTTTCTTTTCATGTTTTATATGGAGAATATGATCGACCTCATATTTATCCACTAAATCTATATCTCTTTGTAAATCTCGTTTCTTTAAATGCCCATACGTACCATCAGCTTCAATTACCATATTAATTTCTGGCAAGAAAAAATCAACGGTATAAGGAAAAAATGAGTATTGTTGTGCATATCTCATTCCAAATTCAGATAGACAATCAGCTATAATACCTTCTTGTTTAGTATAATCTTTAGGTAATATGTTTGTCACTCTAATACTTCATTCTTTAATTGCTCAAAACTATCTGGATTATCTACAAAAAAGGTTTTAATTCCATTTAAACCCATAGATTTTGCTCCTTTATAGTTATACCAAGGCCCAGCTTGAGAAATTATCTTTTTATTTATACCTTCTCTAATAAAACTCTCCATTATATCTATTCCACCTTCTACTCTGAAAGGTATGATTGCTGATTCCCAATTATCTCCACCTACTTTAGTCTTTCTCAAGCGTATTTCCATATCAAAGCCCACCTTAGCCTTATCTTTATCTTCGATCCACCCTTTTCTCCGAACTTGCAATAGGAAGTGGGCAAAGAATGATTGGGCGAGTCCTCCGGGCATGTTATCTAAGGCTACAGGGCCGATACTACTTCTAACTTGGTTAATAGCCACTAAGGCAGACCCCTTTTTCAAATTAGGTAGTAGTTTAGGCAAGGCTGAGTTCACAAATCGAGCTTGCCAAGCCATTGGATTATAAGAAAACTCTTCTTCTGCTACTGCAGTAGGCACTAATCCTGCAATACTATCTAAAACAATCACATCTATACCCATTTGCATTAATTCTCGTACCATATCCATAGCTTCTTCACCATTTACAGGCTGAGAAACTAGGGTATTATCTACATCAACTCCACATTTTCTATACCAATCACTATCCCATGAAAGTTCTGTATCTATCCATGCTGCTGTTCCACCTTCTTTTTGAGCATTTACTATAATTTGACTAGCTAAATATGATTTTCCTACATTAGTTGGGCCATACAGAATAGTCATTCGCTTCTTTGGAATACCTCCTCCTGTCAGCTTATCTAATGCAGGAATACCAAACGGAATTCGTCCATATAAAAAAGAATCGTCTGACCCTCTTCGTATATTCAATTTAGTACTTTTAAGTAAGTCTTCAATTACTTCTTCCGCTGAATTTTTCATTTTTCCTCCCTATTCCTATTTAAAATAGCTTCTGCCCATGCAAAATAAACCGCACATGCTTGAATAATCTCTAAATAAGTGTGGGCTACACTCTGTTTGTAAACTGCTCTAGCTACTTCCCCATTTTCTTCGGAAGCAATAACATTCCACCACGGATCAGAATGCTTTGATTGATCTCCCCATAAACTATCTTGGTGTTCTCGTTCAGATAACACAGCTTCTAGAACAGTTATTCTTGAAGTTTCAGGATTATTCTGACTCATCTAAGACCTCATCAATCTGGGAATCAATTTTTCCCTTCACAAAGTGCCATACCTGTTCTGCTGCTTGTTTCGATTCTTCTAATTGCTTATCTATAGGTAACTCAGTATCAATCTGATCTACCGATAAATCCATACGTCCATATTGATTGGTAGATAAATCACCAACTCTAAACGTAAATCCTAAATGTACACTTACCTTAGCCATTCTTTATACCTCCTATATATTATCGTTTTACTTTACTCCATACGATTCTAGCCGAACCTATAACTCCAATCACGACAGAAGACCACGCTATAATTTGAAAGGTTAATATGTCTTCTCCGAATCCATGTCTAGAAAGATCGGCTATAAGCCCACCAAACAAAATTAGAGGTATGGGAAAATATTCTTTTATTATATTCATACAATTTCCTCCTTTACTATTTGGATACCTATCCCTTTCTCTGCTAACCAAACTATACTTTTTTGAATTTCTAATTCTTCTCCTAATATATCCAAAACCACCCAACCTGCATCTGAAGTCACCTTAGCTTGTCTAATACTCGTAGTTACATCGAATTCATATCCTAACTGATATATTATCGGGTCTTGAATTAGATGCTCTGGAAATATACATTTAACAATCATATCATCCCCAAGCTACATCATCTTGTGTAATCTTTCCATAAAATCTATTCTTCCACAAATCTACTGTCTTTTGCACTCTATTATATTTTGCATAAGCTGTTTTTCCTCCAACTATTGCTCCTGCTACAGCCCCTGCTGTCAATACTCCAACTCCCAACACAATTACCTTATTCATAAACTTCCTCCTTAAATTTTTATTAACTCCTAAGAGTTTTACTTAATCCCAATCTATATAATCTATTATATCATCTTTTACATATTGTGTCAACTCTGAACTAAATTCTTTCTTTGTTGCCCACGATGGTTCACATGTTTCCATATCTATAAATAATGGAATATTTAAACTATTTGTTTCCATTAAGTTCTTAATTTGCTCTGGAACCGTTATTAAATCATCTTTGTGTACCTCACAAATAATCTCATCATGAACCTGTAAAAGTATCCTACTCTTAGTCGTACTTAAATAGCTAGATATCTCTATCATCCTTTCATTTAAAATATCGGCTGATGTTCCCTGAACTAAATAGTTTACTCCTTTGTATCCCAGATTTTTTGGTATTCTATATATTCTACCATATCTATTCTTAATCCATCCTCTAAGACTTACCGCTTTTACTACACTATCAAAGAAATCCTTTGATCCTTTTAAGCCCTTAAAATATTTCTTTTTATACTCCAAGGCCTGTTTAGGTGTAGTACCTAATTGTGAGGCTAATTTGTTGCTCCCTATGCCGTATATGGTACCAAATGTTATGGCTTTAGCCATCTGTCTATAGAATTTAAACTCTTTATCAGTTTCTTCTACATTAAAAGCTAATTTAGCTGCTTCTCCATGAAAGTCAATATCTGATCTAGCCAATAAGTCTGTGATTTCATCATTTTGAAAATAGCTTAGAAATACTCTGACTTCCATTTGAGAATAGTCAAAAGCAATTAATGAATAATCTTTTCTAGGTATAAACAATCTTCTTATAGCTATTTGAGTGGAATCAACCTCATCGAATGACTCATCTCCGATAAAACTCCATGTATCAATAACATTATCATCTAAATTTAAATTTGGTACACCACCTTTAGAAGCTATTAAAGCATTTACTCTACCTCGAACAATATTCCTTTCTTCATCAGTTAAATTAACTTTAGATAACTTGAAGTGATTACGAGGAATGTTTTGAAGATTAGGCTCACGGGAAGAAAGCCTTCCAGTCAATGTGCCCCAATTACAAAACGAGGTATGTTTTACAGACCTATCCAAATATGGCTCTAGATATGTTGAAAACAACTTACCTAACGCTCTATACTGACGTACTAAGCCAGCTAATGGATTATTTATCTGCACTAAAGCTGCTTCATTCCATGCTTGTGCTCCTTTAGGAGTTTGTATAGGAGAAAAAATACCATTATTATTCATGATTTCTCCTAATTGTTGGGTACTGTTAATATTAAAATCCCCAACCTCATCAAATATTTGTTGTGTTAACTGTTCCTGCCTTTCTTGAATTTTAGTTATCGTCGAACGAGCATATTCTGTATCTATTGAAATTCCAGTGTTCTCCATATTGTATAGTACCTTAGTTAATTTACATTCTAATTCAAATACTTCTTCTTGTCTACTTTGAATAATTTGTTGGAGTCTGTCATTATATAACGCTGCAGTCCATTCAACATCTTTTTCGCAATATGGCCCTAATACATCTATAGGAGCTAAAGAAAAATCTTTTGACCATTTATTCTTGGTAAGATACTTTTTAGTATCTATATCGTATTGAGCTTTGGATTCACCATAACTACGAATTATAGTTTTAGTCAAAGATAAGTCTTTTTCTTCCGATGGTTCTGTTAATCTAACCATTACAATCACATCAATTAATTTTTGATCAGTAATTACTAGTCCTTCTCTTACCAAAAAGTGTAAATCAAATTTAATATTGTAACCAATAAGTGTTTTAACACCATTTAAAAATTCTATAACACCTAATTGATACTTTAATGCTAAATTACCTCCTTGTTGATGACGAAATGGGAAATAATAGGTTTCTCTGTCTAATGTACCTATACCAACCCCACAAATCTGATTAATATTAAAGGGGTCTAATCCATTCGTCTCTACATCTATCACTAAAGTATCAAACAATTTCAATTTGTCTATAACATCTGTATAATTTTGTTCATTTACCAACATAACTGTCCACCTATCTCTAGATCAACCATGGAAGGAGAATTAACCCCTTCTATGGTTGATATATATTTTATCAAGTCTAAAACAATTCTACGGTGGAACCCTCTGATGGTGTATCTAATGAAACGGCTCCATTAAGAGATGGGGTACTACCATACCTCTCCAAAAAATAAGCTCTTATAGGTGGAAGCTCACTAATATCATCTAGTCGATCATCTGGAATTTCTGAACTTCTAGCAGTTGCTGCTAGAGTGTATGAAGTATCGTACATACCTGTACCAGTTCGCTTTACTCGCATAACACCTTTATTCAAACTACCCCAATCGTTATAGATATCTACTAATTGATTCCATATATAATCACTTCTACCAAATGTAAGAGCTATAATACGAAAATCTTCTACAGTTTCCTTAAAAACCTTACGTCCACCGGGACCGGCTATCTCTTCCCAAGCATCATTTCTCTTTTCAGGGTGTACTATTTCATGTACATATGCCCAAAATGCAAACTTATGTGCTGGTCTCATGTTTGAAGGAACATCACTATTATCAACTGAATCATCAATTAGCCTATTTGTCCATCGAGATTCCGAATTTCTAAATGTATACATGTAAATTTCATCAAGTTTATTATCATTCTCATCTCCTGTAGCTACTGGGGACATAAAAGCTTGATCACCATCCTTAAACCACACTTCTCTACTCATTGCCCTGTCTGATACTGGATTCCTACTCTGTTCTCTTTTCGTTGCTATTCTGTTTATACCACTCATTTTGTTTCCTCCTTTTTTACCAAAAAGTTCTTTCTTTAATTAATTCTTTTAGTATATTTTCATCTCTTATATCTTGTACATCTTTGTAACCGTTTGGTATTTGTACATAGCTTACCACAAATCTATTAGAAATGCAACTCAACGCTCTATCTGTGCCTATTCTCCCTGCTTCATCATTATCCAAACAGAGAACTAATTCATCAGTTGGTAATTTTAACAACGCATCTTGTTGAATTCTGGACATATTAGCTCCTAAAATAGCTACTGAATTATACCCATGCTGATCTAACCACATTGTATCTAAGGTTCCCTCTGTTATACATATAAAGGGACAAGGTTTTATGTTAAATTCACCAAATAAAACTTGAGATTTCTTTAATCCTTTTGAATAAAGATACTTAGGCTCTCTATCATATTGACGAGTTACCCATCCAACTAAACGAGAGTCTTTATCTTTTATAGGGAGTACGAGATTATTTCCATCTATCCCACAATCCCATTTTTTTAAGGTTTTCTTAGTAAATCCTCGTTGAAAAATCCATTCTGGAACATACCCCGATGTGAAGGGGAAGACTACTTCAGGTAGTGTTTCACTAATCGGGGGTAACTCCTTATCAAACATGTTGATATCGAAAGAAAATTCCTGTTCATCTAAATATTTACTTATAGCAGCATTATCAAAGCCTAATAATCTTTGTAAAAATGTTTTTAATGTACCTTGTCCACATCCTCTGAAACAAATCCACTTACCTTTATCTACATTTATAGAACAGGAAGCGTGAGTATCATCGTGAAATGGGCATTTAATAATAAATTGATGATTATCTAAAGGTATATCTAATCCTGCTTCAAGTAATAACTGTGTCCAATCCATTTTTACCTATCTTTCTTATTTTTACGTAGGAAAAGAACTACTTCATTCTCATATCCATACGCATCTTTAGCTATTCCATTTTTTATGTTTCCAACAGTAATCGTAATAGGTGTTTTAGTGCCACCTTTACTAGTTAGAGTCTTAACAAATGTACTATTTTCTCTATCTACATTATTTTTAAATAACCAATTAAGCATATCTTAACCTCCTTCTAAAAAATCTGATCTTTGTAAGGGATTTCATGAATATCTCCCTTATTTACATCCCATGTCATTAAAGACATGTCTGAATGTAGTTGACCATCTCTATATTTCTGGTATTGTACCAATCTTTGCTTATCTTCCCCTTCCACTAAGGCTAATGCCATAGCCACATCCGATGCTCTAATTAAAGCATCACCAAAAGCTACCTGATCAGGTCTAGGGGGAGCATACATATTAGCAGCAGCGTCTCTCGTAGCCTGAGTTGATACAAAAATAGGTGTGTTGGTAGACAAACATAAGTTTTTCATACCATAAAAGACTGCATGAGACTGTTCCCACATAGCTTTTTTCATGTTTACACCTGTACTAACTAGATAAATGCCATCTATAACAACAAAATCTGGTTGATGTTTACGTATAAGACTAGCAATACTATCAATTGTTATGCTAGATGCTCCTTCTATATGGTCACAAACCAGCAATTGCTGTTCTTCAACCGCTTCTAGAAAGACTCTGTACTCCTCTTCATCCATCTCATCACCATTTCTTAACGCTCTATGAGATAAATCGTATCCCATCATATTAGCTAACACTACATCAGTACGCAAACTAATGGCCTCTACAGGCATTTCTGTAGAAATTAACAAAGTTCTAAAGCCATTTAATACTGCTGTAGCTGCTGCATGAACACATAACCATGTTTTACCCACTGTAGGTCTTGCATATAGTGAGATAAGTTCACCGGGCATCCATCCAACACCTGTAGAATTAATAGATGGGAAGGATGTAGGTACTCCAAGCAACCCACCACCCATCTTCCTCCTAGTTTTTCGTTCTTTCCAAGAATCTAACCTTCTATCAGCCTTAGTACTATACTCAACTACATCTTCATCATAAACTAATTCTATATCTCCCAACGCTGTCATGATTTTAGACAACGCTTGTTTAGGTTCTGTACTTACTAATTCCTTATTTGTTTGAAAAGCTCCTACAATTTGCCTAAACAACAGTTGATTTCTAAAGGCATCTATAGCGTAATCTAAATTAAGACTTTGAGCAGAAGGATCAAGTGTTGGATAATTCTCACTTAGACTTTCCACTGAAGGAAACTCCCCATACTTATCAAAATGGTCTACTATAAACCTATAAGCATCACCATGTTTTTGGAAATCTGTCCTTATATATTTAAATTTACTTAAAGATGCTCGTGTATTTAATCCAAAAACTATACCTGATTCTATAAAATCACTACTTTGCATTATACTCCCCTTTCTTCTGAATAAAGAACCCTATTATCTGTTGTAAAGATATGTAAAAGTCCTTCTACTACTCCACTATTCTGTAATTCTTCTTTCGCTTCTTCTAACGACGAATAAATTCCTAATGTATAAACTTTTTGATCACTTGTTACATTTATAAGTGTAAACCTTTCTTGCGAATTTGTCAACTTTGTATCTGATCTTAGTAATATACCTTTACGTTGTATTCGTCGTCCCCTAAAAAATCTATTGCCCAAAGAAAACTCCTAGTCTATCTCGTAAAGTTGATCTTAGTTTATAAGCGGATGTCTGTAAATCTTCTGATATTTCATCCATAGTCAATCCTTCGAGTTTTAATGTAATAAATGATCTTTCTATATCTGTTAAATTTAAACTATTTAATAAATTATTGAACTCTACAACTTCAAAAGTGTTTGTAGGGTCTTCTAAAGCCTTCAGAATACTAGAGGGAACCATCTCAGAATCATTTAAGGTTGTCTCTAAACTAATATTTATCTGTTGCCG